TTTACAATATGGAAAGCAATACTTTGGTGTTTCTATCCAGTAGTCGCATTAGTTGGCATAGAGTTATTTCTCCGTGCAGTAAACGATGATGACGATGATGATCAGGGTGGCGGACTTGGTACGAGGGTTGAAGAACCAAAACTAGTTCCACTACCACAAGGTACATAAAATGATTCAATTAGCATCATCAAGTCTATTCTTAATAAGTCTAGTCGCATGTGCAGGCGGCGGAATGTCATTCGTATTCGCATGATATTCCTCGCTTCACTAATAAACAGTATTCCCCCAGGCTCTAAAGACCTCGCAGAGTTTGGATTCTTTATGTTTGTCGGGGTCACAGCAGGATCTTTAGGACTACTATGATGGCAGACGTTCTACCACAATCTTATCATGATGTAATGAAGGCATACAAGAAAGAATACTTGTTACCTCTCAGACACATTCCTACAATCTTTTGGTCGATCATATCGATCATATCAATATCTCTTGCCTTCCCAACATTGACTCATGCCTATGAGACAGAACCTACTATCTGGGTTCAAGTGCCTCAATGGTCTGATGATTGGGAAAAATGTGCGGTGGATGTACCAGACTCAGCATGCCATTGGTACGTTGCAAATGCAGACAATACTTTTGGAGAGGGATTTGATTGGGAAAATGCTCCTTGGTATAGTGTAGAGGGGTTGAATGACGTAGCACCAATACAGAAAGAAACAGTAGTAGAGAAGTTGCAGAACGTAGGATAATCTGTTATAATAATATAGTGAAAAATCTATGGAGAATTTGGGCAAAAGCACTTGGAGAAAAGTCTGGTAAGTCCGATAAGGAAGCAGACACCATTGCAAAGATCCGAACATTTATATTCTTACAGTTAGTCATTACTAACTGCTTCATCATTGCAGGCAATATACGCCATTGGAATGATCACTATACACCACCTCAGTATGAAAGATGCCAGCCTTAATTTGTAATCTACCCTCCTATCATGTGTGGGTGCGAAAGGAATATCTAACAGATCATAAGAGTGGACACGGAGAATTTGTAGAAGGGTATTGGGTATCCGCAAAGTCAATTCCAGGCCGTGCCTTTTATTTTGAAACATATCTGCCTGACTATGCAGCGATGTACGATAAGTTACCCATCAGTGCTTTCGTATCATCACCAGAGTTACCAGAACCAGATATGACATTACACAATCTACAGTTCTGGAACTGCATGGACTACGGTGTTGTGGCAGTGCAGAAACAGTTCATCGGATCTATGCACTACGAGATTATGACTAGAGATTTTGGTAATCAGACAGGAACATATATTTGTACATTAGATAATTATCATCAAGACGTAGATGCAATAGATTACTCTACAAGTGAACAACCACCAGAGCATAAAAGTCACAATCTTATAGAGCTTGACAACGGACAATTCGCTTTGTATCCTAACAATAGAATGAGAATTTATGATAATAGTTTGACTCCTGAGAAACCAACAGACCCTGACTTTAAGGTGTCTACTGTCTACTATCAAGTAGAGAATGGCCATGATCGGGATGGACTAGGATCAGAAGAGAATTATTTCTGGAAAACAAGTAAAGAAAGATCCAATGATTGAAAAAGATCCACTACTAGAAGAACTTGAAGAGAGAGTCCTTGAGGGCCCTGTGATCTTCACACCAGACGAAGAATTTTTAAAAAGAATTCAAGAAAAAAAGTCAGAACGCTTGACAGAAATGTAAAGTTCTGTTACTATAAATAACGGAAGGGTGTTGTTTTGCACACACTCAGCAATGGACTCGAAATGATCGCCATCCAATGCACAACTGCTCTCAAACCGAGACCTATAGGCAGTATAATACCTCGTCTCTCATATCCACTAGTGAAGGGATTGGTGGAAATAAAGTATCGCTCTACCCTTTGAGCCCTACTTAACTTACGTCCTAATGACAACTTCAAATATAACACGCAGACAAGGCGGTCTTCTAAAGGGCTGGCCCGAGTTCTGTGAGTGGGTAACATCAACAGACAACAGAATTTATGTTGGTTGGTTCGGTGTACTCATGATCCCATGCCTGCTAACAGCAGCTGCATGTTTCATCGTTGCTTTCATTGCAGCACCTCCTGTCGATATCGACGGAATCAGAGAACCAGTAGCGGGTTCTTTCTTATATGGTAACAACATCATCTCTGGTGCAGTTGTACCATCATCAAACGCTATAGGTCTACACTTCTACCCAATCTGGGAAGCAGCTACTATGGATGAGTGGTTGTACAACGGTGGCCCATACCAGTTGGTAATCTTCCACTTCCTAATCGGAATCTCTGCTTACATGGGCAGACAGTGGGAATTATCATACAGACTAGGTATGAGACCTTGGATCTGCGTAGCATACTCTGCTCCAGTGTCAGCAGCATTCGCTGTATTCTTAGTGTATCCTTTCGGTCAGGGATCTTTCTCAGACGGTATGCCTTTAGGTATCTCAGGTACATTCAACTTTATGTTCGTGTTCCAGGCAGAACATAACATTCTTATGCACCCATTCCATATGGCTGGTGTTGCTGGAATGTTCGGAGGATCTTTATTCTCTGCAATGCATGGTTCTCTAGTTACTTCATCTCTAATCAAAGAGACAACAGAAACTGAGTCACAGAACTACGGTTACAAATTTGGACAAGAAGAAGAAACATACAACATCGTAGCCGCTCATGGTTACTTTGGTCGTCTTATCTTCCAGTATGCTTCATTCAACAACTCTCGTTCACTACACTTCTTCTTAGCAGTGTTCCCAGTAGTCTGCGTATGGTTAACCTCTATGGGTATCTGTACAATGGCTTTCAACCTTAACGGTTTCAACTTCAACCAATCAGTTGTAGATGTAAACGGTAAGATCATTCCTACATGGGGCGACGTTCTTAACAGAGCTAACCTTGGTATGGAAGTAATGCATGAGCGTAACGCTCACAACTTCCCACTAGACTTGGCATCTGCTGAGACTACAGAAGTAGCATTAACAGCACCTTCAATCGGATAATTTCTGATCAGAAATACTAATCAAAGACCCCTTTACAGGGGTCTTTTTTTGTGTCATAGTAACTGAGTCGAAGGGACTATCGCATATTGGTTAATGCCCACTGCTTATAACGGTGTGAACTGGGTTCAATTCCCAGTAGTCCTATTCGACTCAGTAGCTCAAAGGATAGAGCAACTGCCTTCTAAGCAGTTGGTTGTAGGTTCGAGTCCTACCTGAGTCGCCAGCGAGTGTAGTCCAATGGCAGAGACAGGAGACTTAAAATCTCTACAGTGTGGGTTCGAGTCCCATCACTCGCATTGTCAAGAACAGTTTTTCATGGTAGAATTTAATCTAAATAGTTTTTTTAAGATAAGATTATGTCTTGCGGAGATCACGGAAAGATGAATCCTGTTGTACATGCGTTGTACCATGTAAAGGAATGGGATAAGAAAATGGCAAAGAAACTTCAAGATAAGTTTGGTCTTACAGACTATCAGATGAAGTGTATTGCTTTCGCTAAAGGGTTTATCATAGGTGCAATTCTCCTTTGAAAAGACCTTCGGGGAAGGCGTAGACCCTTGGTACGATAAAGCCGAGAGATGGGTGAAGAAGAAATTCAAGAACCCATTTGTACAACACCTTGCATTAGGACTCATCGAATGGTTAAAGGGCAAGTGGATTGATGTCAAAATTGCCAACACCATGAGAGATATTGACAGACAATCAGAACAAATCAAAAAAATCTGGGAGGAACAAGATGTCAGAAGAGAACCGATTATCGTGGAGGAAGGAGTATTTGGAGATGAAGGCTGGTCTATCGAAATTTCAAATCCGATTGTTGAAAGAGGGCCCACATCAATTGGCACAAGCATGGTATCTGGGGGCGATGCACAATGATTATAAAAGGATGAAGGGAATCACAGAGGATTACCCTAAAGAAAACAAAGGCCAATTACAATCATCACTCAAAGAATTTTTAAAAAACACATGAATTTTACCGTTTACTCAAAATCAGGATGTGGTTATTGCGAGAAAGTTATTTCTGTGTTACAATTAGCAGAACTAAACTTTGTAGAATATAAACTTGATCGAGACTTCGACAAGAAACAATTTTACTCTCAGTTCGGAGAAGGATCTACCTTTCCCCAAGTTACAGTTGATGCTTATACCATTGGTGGTGCAGCAGACACTGTTAAATACTTACAAGAATACAATCTAGTTGAATTATGATTCATTTGCGTGACGACATTCTCAAGTCACAGATCGCCTACTATGAAGGTTTGATTGCTAAACACAAACAGAATGTCGAGGTTTACCTTACCTACCCTGTAGGTATCGGAGAACACTCAGATATTATGGCCTCAGTAGATAATGAAATCAATGCTATTGCACAAGCACATGAGAAGATTGAAATTATCAACCACTATTTC